AATTGGGTTGATGAATTAGGACATTATATTATAGAAGAATTGAATTTTAAAATCGATGATACTATTATTGATGAACAAAATAGTTTTGTATTATCACAATTAAGTAAATTATTTAATGATGACAACAATCGAAATACATATTTAGACAAACTAATAAATAAAAATAATTATATAATAACATATGATACAAATTATAAAGGTGGATTAAAAATTAAATTACCTTTAAATCTATGGTTCTGTAGAAATACAGGAAACTCAATCCCATTAATTAAAGCATTACATTCATCATTTAATATATATTTTAAAATTAGAGATCTAGATGAATTAATTATTCGTGATGACGATTCGATATGGAGTAAAAAACCTACTATTAAATGTAATATGACATGTACATATTATTTTATCGAAAAAGAAGAAAGATTGAAAATTAGTGCAAGTAAATCTGAATATTTAATCGAACGATTTCAAAAAGGTGGAATCTTTTATTATGATTATTATGATTTGATTAATAAATCAATTAATACACGATTAAAATTTACTGGTTGTTCGAAATTTCTCTTCTGGCGTATCAAAATTAAAAATAATAATAAAACATATTGGAATGATAATAGTTATAGTGTCAAAATGATAAAAGAAATTAAAATATATTTCAATGGACAAATTAGAGAACAAGGATCATCAGAATTATTTAATGAAATTAATACATGGTCGAAACTTGTTGGTAGTCTTAATGAAAATGAATATTTATATAGTTTCTCTCTATTTCCTAGTCTATTCAATCCTAGCGGGGCTGCTAATCTTAGTATGCTTGAAGAATTCAGTATTTCTCATGTTTTTACTGATGATTTTATTACTGATATGAAAAATAATGGTCTAGAACTCGAAATCGAATTCTGGAATAGTTGTTATCAAATTATTCGATTCATTAGTGGTATTTGTGGTAGTCTATTTATCGGTTGATAATTTATTTATTATAAATATAAATACATTATTTGTATTTAGAATTTGTTCTATTGTAATTGCATTTATATCACTATTCAAATTTATTATTGGTATTTGTTTAGCATCTGTTATCGAACTTAATTTACTGTATAATATGTTTAATTTTTGTAGTAATTCAGATGATTCTTGTGGTATTAATTTAGTTGAATTATATAAATTTATTTTTCTTTCACAGGACTATTTAATATAAACTTGAATAATATATATGTGTTATCATTATTATAAATATATATATTGTAATTATTTGAATCATATAATATTATATCTTTATTTTGTATATTTCGAATAAATCTATTGTAAAATATTATTTGTGATAATTTTAATGTGTCTTGTTTTATAATTTTATTGAAATCGATTGTTTGATTGTATGTGATTTCAATATTATTTATATATATAGTTTCAAAATGATATATGTCATTATTAATTTTATTTATGATATTTTTATTAAACATGTTTGTTAGTTGTTGTAATTTTTCATAATATGTCAAATTTTCGAACTGTTCTAATGAATAATATGGTGGTGGATCTTTATATGGTGGTGCGGATCCTTTTAACAAAATATATTTATTTTTATATTTTTTATATTTGTTGAAATATTCTATATTAGTATTCATATATATTATTGACACATAATAAATAATTACTTACATTTATCGATCGAATAATACTGCTCCGAGACCAAAACTTGCACGAAACAAATTATATGATTCTGCATAACATCTAAATATTCCGATATTATTTGCTGACAATATAGGATCGACAGTTAATCTAATTTCAGAACGTTCGATTTTGCTCATATTACATGAACCGCTTGGTGTAATAGAATTAGGATATAAACCAAAAAAGAATATATGTGTTCCTCGTGGTGGAAGTCCTGCACAATTGTTGTATATTACATCTTGAGTGAAATAACTAGTATCACGATTGCTGAGTCGTTCTCGTTGATTTAATAATATTGTTCCTTTTCTAGATAATTTATTTCCTATAGGATCTCCTATATTTATATTATTATATTTTGTATCTTCTTTTAATTTTTTTTGTGGTGAATTTGTATAATTTAAATAATCTTTCGAATCATATAAATATTTTTGTTGTAAAACCCAATAAAGTGCTTTACATGGATTATCTATATTTAATTTTAATTGTTCTGTTGTTCCTGTTATTTCATTATATTCACTATAATATACTTGTTCTATTAAATAATCATGTCTTGTTTTTATGAATCTCATACGTTCATCATCATCTAAATAATAATAATTTATTAAAAAATAACTATCTCCTAATGTCAAATTATTTAATTTATCTTTATCAAATGTATATGTTCTAGGATTTAATACAGGATTAGTTGAACTTTTTGTGATTGGTAATACTTTTGCATTTGTTGTAAGACCTTTGATATAATAATTATTTGTATTTGATGTATTTTCTGGGATTGATTCGAAATTAGTTGATGTTAATAGTCTGTAATATAGTTTAAAATCATATGGATCGAATGTTAGAAATTCTCCATAACTTGTTATATTATTTACTGTTTGATAGATTATTTCATTATCTGCGAATTCTACTCCTATTTCACTACATTGTATATAATGAGTTGGTGTAATTTTTAATAAATCTTCCCATTTATTTAATTCTACATTTATTTTAATATCTGAATGGGTCAATGTAATTAATGGTATCGAATTACAGCTCGATCTACAAAACCAAAATTGTAATGGTATATATAATTTATATTCTTTTTTTCCATTTGTATATTCAGTTAATTCTTCTATATCTCCAATTACTTTTTTATAATTTTCATCTTGACAACCAAATAATTCATTCTTTAATAACATATATTCACCAAAATGTCGTGATAATACACGTCCATTAATCTCGACTTCTATTTTATTTATTGCCATATATCCTATTTTTCGAACCCATGCAACTTTTGTAATATCATCATCTCCTGTTTGTGTTTTAAATTTAGGTATTTCTGGTAGTGTTATCACTAAATATGTTTTTTCCATTAAATCTCCATTTTTTGATACTGTACAAGTACTTCTTTTTCCAAAATCTAATCTCTGAATAAAATCTTGTCTTATTTCTTCTCTCGAAAAATTAGTATGTCTTTTATATACAACTTTAAAATATGTTATTTGTGGTTTATGATTTAAAAATATATTCTCTATTCCATATGCAACAAGTTGTAATATACTTCCGGTCATATTTTATATAATCTATTCACATAATAATATAAATATACTAACGGTTTTAAGCGGTTTTTAAGCAGTTTTTAAGTTTCTTACTATTGTTTTTATTGTTCTAGTTTAATAATCCTATTCAAAATAATTAATTATATTTATTATTTGATGACTTGATATGAATTCGATATATTTTATAAACAATACTAATTTGTCTTTGAATCAATACATAAATAATAAGTTTCATAACATTTATTATATAATTATATATCTATGATATTTTATATTTGTTGTGAGATTGATGAGTATATAAATATTTGACAGATTCTATAAAAATAATAAATTGCTCTTCGATTCATCGTGAAATAAATAAATTCTATAAAAATAATAAATTGCTCTTCGATTCGAAGTGATATCGATAATTTTTACAAAATAATAATTCTCTATTCTATTAACAATACCATTCATAAATCCAATAAACATATTAATTTGCTATATATTTGATAATACTATTAGACAAGTGAATTACATTGATTACATAACTATGTATCTATGATATTTTATATTCGTTATAAGATTGATGAGATATAAACATTGTGATTTGATAAAGATTCAACAAATTCTATAAAAATAATAATTTTCTCATCGATTCATAGTGAAATAAATAAATTCCTCTTCGATTAGAAGTGAGATCGATAATTTTTACAAAATAATAATTCTCTATTCTATTAACAATACTATTCATAAATTCAATAAACATATTAATTTGTTATATATTTGATAATGCTATTAGATAAGTGAATTACATTGATTACATAACTATGTATCTATGATATTTTATATTCGTTATAAGATTGATGAGTATATAAACATTGTGATTTGATAAGATTCGACAAATTCTATAAAAATAATAATTTTCTCATCGATTCATTGTGAAATAAATAAATTCCATAGAAATAATAAATTGCTCTTCGATTCGAAGTGAGATCGATAATTTTTACAAAATAATAATTCTCTATTCTATTAACAATACTATTCATAAATTCAATAAACATATTAATTTACTATATATTTGATAATGTTATTAGACAAGTGAATTACATTGATTACATAATTATGTATTTATGATATTTTATATTCGTTATAAGATTGACGAGTATATAAACATTGTGATTTGATAAAAATTCGACAAATTCTATAAAAATAATAATTTTCTCATCGATTCATCGTGAAATAAATAAATTGCTCTTCGATTCGAAGTGAGATCGACAATTTCACAAAATAATAATTCTCTATTCTATTAACAATACTATTTATAAATCTAATAAACATATTATAATTTGTTATAATTTGATAATATTATTAAACAAATGAATAGATTGATTACATAACTATATATCTATGATATTTTATATTTGTTATGATGTTGATGAGTATATAAACATAATAAGTTGTTATATATGTGATAATAATTCGTCGTTTATAAACAATAATAATAATTTTCATAAAAATAATAATTTATTATTTTGTAAAAAATGAGATTGTTTTTGTTTTTCTATACACATTATAAATTTCTATATATTTGATAATATTATTAAATAATAAATTATATTCACCCATGATGCTTCACATGTGTAATAAAATTAATTAAACATATACAAATAATAATTTACTATTCGACATATTATACAATTAACAAAATGATAATATAAAAAATATAATATTAAATTATTAAAAATTATTATTTATTGAACATGTCCAGCCAATTGTTTAAGTATACCTCCCATAAATAGACTTATAATATTTGATTGTTTATATAAATTCGAATTTACATCATTTGTCATATTTGACACAGATTCTTTCAATCGTTGTATATCTCTATCTTTGATATCTTGCATAGATACCATATTTCCTGTACAATTACGTTCTATTTCTGAATATGTATTTAAATCGATTAATTTTTTCTGTAAACTTGTTTCTAATCTGCTTAATTTTTCGATAGCACATTTTATTTTGTCTTTGTCTTGTTGATTAAGAGAACAACCTGAACGTTCGAATTTCAATAAAACATTATTATACATACTATTTAATAATCTTGCTGTCGGTTCTAGATTATCACCTCCTCCTCCAATCATTATACCAACAGGACTTAATTGATTCATTGGCACAGGTATTGCGCCTGGTATCACTCTTCCTAACAAGGGATTATATATTCGAGGAGCATCGTTTAATGCAGTTCTATACATTTCATCATATTTCCTACAATCTTTCATAGGTATTGGAATAAAACTTGGGACGAGAGAATGTTTGCGTTTGTTATCGATAGTTTTATCTATTTTTTTATTAACTTCTAATATTTCTGGATATTTTTGTGCATATTCGATAACTGTTTTTAAGAATTTCAATAATTTTACATTTTTTAAAATTTCTATTCTTTTTTCATTTGATACC